GGAAACTGGCCTTGCAGTCCTTTACATGCTTTATGATAACTTTTCTGAAACGAGGATGTTGGCTGGAAGGATTCTTCTTTCTATGATTCAGCAGTATGTGACTATGCCGACCGTGGTGAGGATTGAGGGCCCGGCCGGAATGCAGTTGGCACAAATTAATTCCCAGATGAATCCGCAGTCGCAGGGATTTAATGATGTTGGCTCTGGAGAGTTCGACCTGGAAGTTGATGATACTGTGGAGACTAAGACTTCAAGAATGGCCATTGCGCAACTTCTTGCGGAGTTTAGCCATAATAATCCTGGGGTGGTACCGCCGGATATTGTGCTTGATTATAGCGACGTGCCGTTTACTGTGCGTCAGCGGGTAAAGGCCGCATTTGAAGCTGTTGCGCAGCAGACCCAGGCTAACATCGAAGCTGATCGTGAGATTGAGATTATGAAAATTAATGCGTCTTTGAAGAAAGCACAAGTTGATAATGAAACTAAGAAAGAAGTTGCTAAGAGCCGCCCGGCCCCAGCGACTTCTAAGAAAGGAAAGAAATAATGGGACTTGAAGAACTTTTGCAGGATAATGGAATTGTAGAGGAGACGCAAAACGTTGACTCTGATACCCCCGAGCAACAGCCAGAGCAGCAGATTGACAGTGACGTTCCTCCTGTGTCTGATAGCCCAGCGGTTGACGCAAAACCAGAGACTCCTGAAACACCTCCAATTGAAGTCGATGATCCTCGTAGGCAGGAAGTAAAGGAACTTCGACAGATGCTGCGCGAATCAAAGCGCGAAATGTCCGCTATGAAGGCGCAGCTTTCGAGAACTGCACAAAAACCAGTTCTTAATGAAGACGGGGATGAGATTCCGCCGGAGCTGAGTCGCATTGAATTGCTTCAGAATGAAATTGGAAGGTTGGGAGCTGAGAAGAGCGCGGTGCTTGACGTCTTAGTGGAGACTATGGAAATGTCTCCGAAGTATGAGGATGTGAGGCAGGTATGCACGCGAGCACACTTTGATGATCTTTTTGAAACTGCGGCGGTGGCCGTGGCTAAGGACAGCGGGAAGTCCTATGACGAAGCGCTTCTTGAGGTAGAACTTTCTGTGTGGAAGATGACTAATCCGTATAAGTATATGTACGGAATGATCAAACAGCATCATCCGAAGTTTGCCGCGAAGCCAGTGCAGCCCGCCGTGCAGCAGAAGACTGCGGTCAAACCAGCACCCCCGGCGCCATCATCTCTGTCTGGAATGGGCGGTGGAGACGGAGACATCAAAAGTGGCTGGACCTCATCTCGAATTGATTCAATGGATATAGACGAACTTGACAAGGTTCCTAAAGACATCTATGATAAATATCTCTTAGGAACACTTAAATGACCAACTTTGAAGGAGACTTAACATGACTGCACCGAGAACAGCGTTTTTAACTAATGATGCATTAACCAGAAAACGGTGGGCAAATGACCTGTTTATGGTAATGCTGAAAGCCGTTGAGTTCAACGACTTGATTGGCAAGGGCACGGATAGTATTATTCAAATGCGAACGGAGCTGGGTAAGGGCCAGGGAGATCAGATTAAATTTGGTATCCGCCGGCCACTCGTTGGAGAAGGTATCGTTGGTACAGATACCGTTGAGGGTAATGAGGAAATGCTGCGATTCAAGGACTTCTCAATGACTATTGAGGAATTGAATCATGCAGTAGATACCGGCGGGGTAATGGAAGAACAGCGGGTTCCTTATGACCTGATGTCTGAAGGCAAAAGCGCTCTGCAGGATTGGTGGAGTGACAAGCTCAGTGACTATGTCATTAATACTCTTGCTGGGAATTCGACCTTTACCATTGCCGGGCAGGTGTTTGCGCAGGCGTGCACTGAACCGGACCCCGACCACAAAATCACTGTGAATGACGTGGCCGAGGCCTCAATGACCGCCGCCGACGTTGCAGATCTTTCGTATTTAGATCGCTTGAAGCAACGTGCGGAATTGCCGGGAATTGGTTGTGACAAAGTGCGACCGCTGAAAATGGGCGGGAAGAATTATTACCGAGTCATCGTTCACAACTACGTCTTCGATCAGCTCCGAATCAACACGAACGTTGGGCAGTGGGGAGATATGCTTCGCTCCGCCAACAAGCTCGCAACGCCTAATGTTGAGATTGAGTACAACGGCCTGCTGATTTCGAAGTCCGAGCGTATTCCTGCACTGTACGCCAACATCTACCGTTGCGTTCTTATTGGTGCGCAAGCTGCGACCTTTGCTTGGGGCGGAGCCGGAGAGTCCAAGTCTTCTACCATGTCCTTTGTTCCTTACGAGCGTGATGCAAAACGCTATGTAATGATTCGGGGCGGAGGAATTTTTGGCTGCAAAAAAGTTACCTTTGACTCCAAAGACTACGGAGTCATTACCGGCGCTTCTTACGCCTCTTCCCTTTAATCAATACTGGACGGGAGAACGATCATGACTGATATCTTCACCACGGCATTCGCAGACAACGTCCGCCTTGCCAAGAGTAAAACGATCATTACTCCCTCCGCTGCCACTTACAATCTCATTCGCCTTCCGAAGTTCGCCTTCGTAAAGCGTGTGTGGCTTGAAGTTAGCACGGTGGGCTCCAGCAACACTATTTCCATCGGTTGGACTGGAAATGGTGAAACTGCACAAGCTGCTGGATTTCTTTCAACTGACATCGCGCAGGCAACAGTCCTTGGTATTAAGGAAAGCATCAATGACACATTGACTACCTCCAAGGCCAAATACTTTGATTCTGCCTCCGGCGCTATCACAATGACTGTAGGAACAACGCAGAGCGCAGGACTTTTTCATGTCTTCTGTGAATATACCGTAATCCACTAAAATTTGAAGGAGTTTTAAAATGGCTACAATTGCATGTCTTGACTACCGTAGAACTGATCAGAGAATTCAAACTCTGGAAAATCCCTACTGGCTCACCAGCGGCGTGGTTTCTGCTGTTGCAGCTAAAGACAAAGGCGCACTTCTTTTCTCCTTCCAGAAAGCCGGGGAGATAACCATCGTTAAAGAAGTGATCATTGAGAACATCGAAGCCATCACCGCCGCCACCACCATTGATCTTGGTTCCGGCACCCTGGCCACTAACGCAATAACCACCGGCGAAGACATCACCGTTGTCGATGCTGATGAATACGTCGCGGCTGCCGATGTTGTTCTTACTCTTGCCACCTTCTGGGGCTCTACCACAGCCAACGCCAGCGACTGGCTTGCCGCGCATCTTGCGCAGTCTACAATCGCCGCACCTCGCTGTATCACCGGCGCCGCAACCACAGTTCCCTGCGTCTACGCCAGTGTGGCAAACGCCGGAGCAATTTTAGTCGGCAAATTCCGTGTTCACATGCTCGTAACCCGTATCCCCGGAACTTGATGACGCAAAACGTCAATTATTGACACTTCTCGGATGGATTACAGAAATGAATCTTGGTGAATTGAGAGATGAAGTTAAGTTGATTGCGCAGGATGGAAGCTTTACTGATGCTCAAGTTGATGCTTGGATAAATCAGGTTGTGGCAGATGTCTGTGCGCAGTGCATGCTCCGGAGCTTGAAAAGAATGGGGACTGTTGCTACAAGTACTACTCTTTCGTATGTAAGTGTAGCAAGTCTGACTGGTGGCTTCTCTGGGAGACTTATCAAAGTACTCAATGGGGATGGCGTGTCAGTTGGGATTATGCCCTCAGTGGAGTTGTTGATGTGGGAGTACGGGGCTATGGATGCGGCGGGGAGTGTGGAGAGTTGTTGCTTGGAAGGGACAACTCTTTGGTACGCTAAAATCCCTGCGACTTCAGAGACTCTAACGCTACTTTATTTCTGTAATCCTGAAGAGCTGGTAAGTGATGATGATGTGCCGAGTGATATTCCGGTGTTTGTGCATAGGCAGTTGATTGTGAATGGGGCTGCTGCAATTGGGTATGATCTGATTGAAGGTGGGGAAGTTGATGAGGGGAATAGACTGAATGCGCGGGTTTATGCTGGATTGGCGCAGGACGGAATGAGGAAACTCCAGGAATGGCTTGGAAGAAATAAGAAGCATTATATTTCAAGTCTGTGGAGTGCGTAATGAAACAAGCAGAAGTTTTTCTTGCTACGATTGGACTTAATACTAAAATTGATCCTGTTCGGACTGCGGGTGATCCGAGTAAAGTTGTTCTGACATCCTGCCTGAATGTGGCTGTGGATGATACTGGAAGGTTGTCCAGGAGGAAGGGGCGGACGCTATGGCTGGCCGGTAGCTGGCACAGCCTTTACCCGTGCGGCGAGTACATGCTTGGGGTCAAGGGTGATGCGCTAAGCGTGATCCAGGGTAAAGCCAGTACGCCTATCCGGAATGTGTCAGGCGAGAAGAGGATGCGGTATCAGACTGCGTGGGATGGTAAAAAAGAGGTAGTTTATTACACGAATGGTTCTGAGAGCGGTAAGGTTTACGGCGGTGTGAGTTATCCGATAACCCTGCCTGAGTATGTTGGACCGGAGACATCCAAAGAATTGACCGTTATGCCTTCTGGCGTAAGAGATATTCAGCTTTGGAATGGTAGACTGTTCGTGGCGGTGGATAAGACTGTTTGGTATTCAGAGCCGTTCAATTACGATTCGTTTAACCCGGCTTGCGGGTTCATGATGTTCGAGTCTGATGTCTTTATGATCCTGCCTACTCAGTCCGGGATGATGATTGGGACTGCAAGCAACATTGTATTCTTGCAGGGTAATAGTACCGAAGAGTTTCAGTTTGTCAAAGTTGCTGATTATGGAGTACTCGAAGGGAACACGGGGGCGCAGTATCAAGGGGAACTTTCTCTTGGTGAAAGCATGACCTATCGCCCCTGGTTTTTCGGGAGTAAGAAGGGGATTTGTGTCCTGACACAAGCAGGACAGATGTTGAATGTGACTGATAAAAAGGTTCCGTACCCCGAAGCGTTGAGGGGGAGCGGTGGTTTTGTAGGCGATAAATATATTCTCAACTTAGAGGGGTAACGATATGGCTTTTAAACTTTCAACTGGTTTTCGGAATGCGAGTTTGTCTCAAAGGGCGCGTGGGGTTGCCTTTCTTCAGGGGATTACACTGGCGCTGGTAGATAACGGTGCTTCTGAGGATACGATTACGCATAGCGGCGATGGCTTCATTACGGCGGGGTTTCAGCCAGGAATGCAGTTGTACCTTAAGGGCTGCACCACAGCGGGTAATGACACTGCTGTCAGTGCGGTAAGTGCGTCTGCGGTTGCGGCCGGGACTCTGACGATACCTACGGCAACGGTGGCGACGGCTGAAACCTTCTTGGCAACTTCGACACTGATTGGGCTGAAGGGCGGAGCGGTGGCGGATGTCTTATTGAATGGGACTCTGCATATCTTTGGGTCTGGGCAACAGCCAGCCAATGCCGATGCTACTGAATCAGGTGTCGTGTTGATGAAAGTAACAAACGCGAGCGCAGCATTCGTATCTGGTGCCGGGGCAAATGGCTTACTGTTTGAAGTAACTGCGTCAGATGCCAAACTTGAAAAACTGGCTACTCAGGTATGGAGTGGCGTGGGTGAGACTGCTGCTGGAGCGTCAGGGACTGTGGCCACATGGTGGAGATTCTACGCCAATACGGTAGTGACCGGCGCATCAACGTCTGCAGTCCGGATTGATGGTAACTGCTCAACGACAAATGGACAGATGATCATGTCTTCCAGTACGATTAAGACCGGGCAGACGATCACTGTGGATACATTCAAGATCAGTATTCCTGCCGGGAGTTAATAGCTATGGCTGAGCGAACGTATGTCTTTAATGTATTCCTTGAGATGCAAGCTGATGGTACGAATGACTTTTCAATCCATTCATACAAAGCCGCGTTGATGGATAGCAGCTATATGCCGAATATAGACAGTGATGAATCCTGGACTGACGTATCCGGAGATGAAGTCACTGTGGCAACTGGGTACACGGCTGGCGGCGGGACGCTCGCGAACGTCCTTATCACAAGGAATGACCAGACAAATATTGTATCAATAACTTGGGATACATATAAGTGGGATATTCCATACGGCGCTCAGTTGTCTGGTATCAAAGGCGTTATGGTTTATAATGATTCACTTGCGTCAAAACCACTGATAGAGTTCTTTGAGTTCGCAAACGTTATGACCGTCCCGCAAGAAAACTCATTCGTGACAACACCTGTAATTCAGTTTAAAAATGGAGGTGCATAATGGCAGTTAAATCAATTCGGCTTGCTGATGCGGCAAGCGGTAACAGGATGCAGGTGGTGGATGCGTCTGAAGTGGATAGCGAGGCCTTCGCTACTGTTATGGAGCGGGTGGTTTCTGGGAGCCTGAAGTTGCCGACGACCATTGGGACTGCCATAAGGGGCGCTGCTGACGCTGTGGGTGCGGATGCTTCTGTTGATACAACGGCGCTTGACGCTGGGCTTCTTGCAAATTTGATTGAGGTTGGGGATGGGTCTCTACTTGTTGTGTATTGCGATATGACTTCGAACGGCACTATTACAGTAACACCA